GTTTCAGGGGGGCGGTGGTGGGGGGTGTCGGTCGTCAGGCCGGGTGGCCGGATGCCGCGGCGCGCTTCGCGGCGGCGACGATGGGGCTTTCCTTCGCGAGCGGCAGGACCGGCGAGCGTGGAGCGGCGACAATGTCGCGGGCATCCGCGGCGGCGCTGGCGCGTTCGAGCACCAGGCGGCGCAGGGCCTCGGGGGTGGTGCCCTCGCGCAGCGCCTTCGCCGCGTCGATGGCGATGCCGAGACGGCCCGCCTGCGCGGCGATCTCTGCGATTTCCGCCGCCGCCTCGCGAAGCTGCGCCGAGAGCTCGGCCAGATTGCCAGCCTGCAGGGCGGTCGGCGCGGGGGCAGATGCCGTAGCACCGGATGGCTGAGTTTCAGCGGGGGAGGGCTCTGCAACGGCAGGGGGATGATCGGTGGTATCAGGTTCAGCATCGTCGATGTCCGTCACACCGATCCCGGTGTCCTGCGGGCTGTCCTCGGGGTCGTTCTGGATGGCCATGATCGCCTCCTGTCTGGGGTGGGGAAGGGACGCGCGCGTGGTGCGCATGGGAGAGAGTGTCGGGGTGCGGGACAGCATCTGCCGGAACGCCGCGAAGCCGCGCGTCAGATCGGTGACCTCGTCGGCGAGGCCAGCGGCGAGAGCATCCGCGCCACGGTAGGTCGCGGCTTCGGTCGCCAGCGCGGCCTCATGACTGATCTTTCCAGAACGCCCGGCGGCCACGGTCTCCGCGAACAGAAACCGCAGCACATCGATCTCGCGCTGAATGTCGTCGCGCGCGCCCTCGGGCAGGGGCTGATACGGATTGCCATCGACCTTGTGCAGGCCGGAATGAATCAGCGTGACACGCACCCCGTCCTGATCGAGCTGCCCGCTGAGGTCGGCATGCAGCACGACGACGCCGATGCTACCCAGCGCACCGGTGCGTGGCAGCAGGATGCGATCCGCCTGGGAGGCGAGCGCATAGCCCGCCGAGAAGGCGTGCTCGGCGACAAAGGCCCACACGGGCTTGCCGCCCCGGATGGCACGAATGCGATCTGCAAGATCGAAGACCCCCGCAACCTCGCCCCCGAAACTGTCGACTTCCAATGCCAGGCCGCGCACCGCCGGATCGCTGGCCGCCGCCTCGATCTGCGCGGCGATCCCCTCGTAGCTGGTCTGGCCCGAGGATTGGCCAATCCACCCGCCGCGATGGATCAACACGCCTGCAATCTCGACCACGGCGATGCCGTCGACGACCGGATAGGGCGCATCACCATGCTGGCGGTAGCTGTCTGCCAGGCCGCCAGCCAGCAAGCTGGCGCGAGCGGGCGAGGCGGTCGTGGCGGCGGCATCGACGACTTTAGCGGTATCGACCGTCTCGACCCGCCGCCCGAGGATGCGCGGCCCCAGACCCGACAGGAACGCCATGGCCTTGGAGGGTTCCACCAGCAGCGGAGTGTTGAAGGCGCGCGCGGCAATCCGGGCATGGAGCATCAGGGCTGGTCCTCGTCTGGGCGCGGGCGGTCCTCCGCGTCATCGGTTGTGTCGGTGTCGTCATGCCCCTCGACCGGCACTGCCTGCACGCCCTGTGCAGGCGAGCCGGGGCGGCGGAAGTCGAGGCCCAGCGCCCGTTCGCGCGCCCGCTCGGCGGCGATCTCGCGGTCGACCTGTTCGGCGTCGTAGCCGCGCTCGGCGATGGCCTGCGTCCGGGACTTGAGCCCCGCCTCGATCTGGGCGATCTCGGCATTGGCGTCCTTCAGCGGATCGACCCAGTCCCATTTCGTCGGCAGCCAGTCGGCGGTGAGCAGTCGCGCGCGGTTGGCCTCGTATCCGGGCAGGGTCAGCGTGCCCGACAGCACAGCGGTATCCATCCAGCGGGCATAGACTGGGCGACAGAGCTGCCAGACCATGACCGAATGCTGCCAGGCCGAGACGCGGCGGCGGAACTCGATCAGAGCCAGCCGCGAGTTCGAGAAGTTCCCCTTCACCATGTCATTGGCGAGGTAAGGGTAGGGGATGCCCAGCGCGGCCGAGATCTGCAGCAGGGTCCGGTACTGGAAGGGCTCATAGGTCGCCCCGCTATCCGCAGGCTGGCCGACGGTCACATCCTCGCCCGGGTCCAGCCGTACGATCTGTCCGGGGCTGATCTCGACCCCGGTCGGAACATCTTCATCCTCGGCCGGGGCAAGCGGGTTCTCTGGCGCGGGCGAGGTCACGAACATCGCATACATCGCCGCGACCTTTTTGCGGTCGAGTTCGGCATCGTCATACTGATCCAGCAGGAACAGCTTCACGATGGCCGGGGCCAGTTTCGAGACCCCGCGCAGCTGGCCGCCCTCGACCGGGTCGATGACGTGGATCACCTCAGCGGCGGGGACGCGCACCACCTCGCCCGCCAACCCCGGATCGGTGCTGTCGCCGGGATGTCGGCGCAGGAAGTGATAGGCCACGCGCCGCCCTATGCGGTCGAACTCGATCCCCTGACGGATGGCATTGCCATTGGCCGCCGTCCCGGTCTGTTCCAGCGGCAGCATCTCGGCGGGCAGCATCTGCAGTTGCAGCGGCACCGTCAGCCCGTCGCCCGCACGGCGCATGCGGATCCGGAAGAACACCTCGCCCGCCATGAACACCTCGCGGGCGGCGCGGCGCTGGAGGCCATAGAAGTCCGTCAGCCCTTCGGCATCCGCCTCGTCGGTCCAGGCGAGCCAGAGCCGCTGCAGCTCCTCCTTGCGCGCGGCGTCCCCGATCTTCGAGATCGGCTTGATCCCGTCGCCCACGGTGTTGGCGGCCCAGCTTTCCACCGCATTCACGGCATAGCCGTTGTTGCGCACGAGCCAGCGGGCGCGGGCGGTGATGTCCGGCCCGGCAGCCGCGATCAGCGCGTTGACATGGGCCCGCGTCGCGCGGAAGCCGCGCAGGCGCCGGTGGTGGTGCCCTGCATCGAACCCACCGATGAAGGCCCCGAGGCGCTGCCGCCAGTTCATCACAGATCCTTCACGGCGAAGGGGCGCAACACGCGCCGGCTGGTCCGTTCCAGCGCCGCGATGCGCCGCTCGATATCGGCAATGGCGGCGGCCAGCTCGGCGTCCGAGCCATAGGTGATGCTCTTGCCGTCATAGCTGACCGAGCGCGTGCCGCTGTAGCGCGCGGCCAGCAGCGCGCTGTGGCGGGCCTTGAGATCATCTAGGGTCATCGGGGTTCCGGTCATTCCATGTATCGGGGCGTGCTGATCTTCCAGCCGCGCCGCCGCGGGGCGGTGATGCGCCCGGCTTCTGGCGCATCGGGTTTCGTTTGCTCTGCCGGGGCAGCCGCGACAGCCGCGCTGTCGATGCCGGCCTGCTTCTCGAGCTGCCGCCACATGCGCTCGTCGAAGCGGTCGGCGCCGAGGATCCACGCGGCGGCGCGCGCATAGACCCGGGCATCGAGCGCCTCGTTGCGCTCGCGCAGCTTCTGCCATTCCTGTCGGGCATAGCCGCGCCGGTCGCGGATCGTGACCAGCTGCTCGGCCACCAGCTGCTTGAGCCACTCACTGTCCACCCAGTCGGGCAGGTGGATGGTGCCTGCCGGGATCGGCGCGTCTGGTTCGGACGGCCGCTCGATGCGCAGATACCGATAGGTCTCCGCCTTGAAGGTGGCGGTGGCCACCGTCCAGAGCCTTGCCCCGCGCTTCAGCTTGCGGCCGTTCACGGTGGCATCGACGTAGGTGGGCCCGGACACCGGAGTGGCCCGGTTGAACCCCTCGAGCCCCTTCACGGGCGCGACCTGTGCGACGCCCTGCTTGCGCGCCCACGCATAGACGGCGGCGGACTCGTAGCCCGTGTCGATGGCGAGCTTGGCCAGCGTCATGAACGCGCCATTCTCGTGCACCCATGTCTGGCTCAGCAGGGCTGTCAGCTTGTCCCAGCACGCCGGATCGTCCGGCCCGCCCGGGATCACGATGTGATCGACCAGCCAGCTTTCCAGACCACGGCCCCAGGCCCAGACATCGACCTCGATCCGGTCCTTCTGCACATCTGCCCCGGCGGTCAGGAACAGCCCGCCTGCGGGGATCTGCGACGGGAAGGCGATGCGCCGGTCCGCCAGCCGCTGCCATTCCGGCGCTTCGCCGCTCTCGATCCAGGTCTCGCCCAGCAGCGTGTTGCGCGCTGCGCGCAGCATTTCGTCAGAGCCCTGGGCGGCCAGCCAGTCGCGCGCAATCTGCTCCCAGCTCTTCCAGCCGATCGGCGAATAGAGCGCGGACAGATGGAACCCGATCGCATTCGGATCCGCACTGGTCGCCGTCGCCCGCCACTCGCCCCGCGCCAGCATTTCCGTCTTGTGGTGCTCTGCGATGGCGCGTTCGCAGCCCGCGCAATGATAAGCGGCGGTCTCAGGCCTCCCCTTCGCCCAGCGCAGCCGCTCGAACTGCAGCCATTGCCTGTGGCCACAATGCGGACAGGGCACGAAATAGCGCCGCTGGTCGCTGGCCTCGAACTCCCGCTCGATGCGTGACAGCCCCCGGATGGTCGGGGTCGAGACCATGAACACCTTGCGCCGGTGCGCGAAGGTGGTGGTCCGGGCCTCGGCCAGCGTGACCGGATCACCTTCCTCGTCGGCCGAGGCCGGATAGGCATCGACCTCGTCCAGAAACACATAGCGCGCGGGCATCGACCGCAGGCCGGTGGCGGAATTCGCGCCGGTCAGGACCAGGATGCCGCCGGGGAATTCCTTGGACAGCATCGAATTGCCGGCGTCGCGTGAGCGGGCGGGGCTGACCCGTTCCTTCAGTGCCGGGCTGTCCTCGATCAGCGGGTCGATCCGGCCGCGCGAGGTCCGCTTGGCCATCTCGACGGTCGGCAGCACCGCCAGCATCGGCCCCGGTGCATGGTGGATGACAAAGCCGATCCAGTTGTTCCCGGCCTCGGTCGCGCCGACCTGCGCGGCCTTCATGAAGGAGATGCGCTGGGCGGGATGACCGGGCGAGAGCGCATCCATGATGGCGCGCAGATAGGGCGTGCGCGCGGTGCGATACCGCCCGGGCTCGGCCGAGGCGCGCGATGACAGCCAGCGATGCGCATCGGCCCATTCCGACACCGTCAGATCGGCGTCCGGCCGCATGCCCCGCCGCCAGGCGCGCAGGACGTCCTCGGCCCCGTCGAAGCCGAGGTCGAGCCCCTCGGTCAGGTCGTGATTACTGTCTCCTTCATGCAAGCGAGACCCGGAGGTCTGCGAGGGCGTCGAGCTGCTCTCGGACATGGGTTTCCAGCACCCTTTGCAGGATCGCAGTCTCGATCGTAACGGGCACCCCCGATGCCTTCTCCATCTCTGCGGACAATTGCGCGGCCATCAGCGCGGCCACGCGGGTGGGCCAGGTGACCCATGTATCGCGCTCCTGGCGCGCGAGGCGGAACACCAGCGTCTCGGCGCGTGCGCGGTCGACCAGCACGCCCTTCTTCTTCTGGACCGCGATCTGCTTGTCCTGGGCGGAATAGACCGTCAGCAGCGTGCGCGCCTTGATGTAGGACGCGGTCTCTCCTGGCCCGCTGATCACTCCCTCGCCACCGCCGCGCGAGCGCATCTGCTGATCGGGATCGGTCATCGCCCCCCGACGCGCATCCGAGGCCGCCGCGTTGATCGACCCGTCGGCGAAGAGCACCAACCGACCGTTCTTGCGCGCCTTCTGCACCGCCCCGCGCGAGAGGCCGGAATGGGCGGCATAGGCGCGTTCGGACATACCTTCCATGGCGCTGCGGTGATCCTCAAGATATTGGAATTAAACAGAAATACGCTTCTTATTCAGTTGATTACACTCCCGGATAGAGCGAGTCTTATCCCAACGAAACGGGTGCATCGCACCCCTTGGACGAGGATCGGAGCCAGCCATGCGCGCACAGGAGAGAATGGGGCACAGCTCGATGAGCGAAGGGTGGCGCAACCACACGAGCCCCGCGCAGGAGCGGGTGAACTGGGTGATGGACGAAGTGATGTCCGGGCGGATGAGCCAGGCGGACGGGATGGTCGAGATGGCCAAGGCCCAGGAAATGATGCGCGAGGAAGCCCGCGCGCGGACGACCCACCCCGAACACCGCTGGGAGGACTGACCATGGCGCGCCGTAAGAACTCCGACCCGACCGCCCAGCGCGACGCCCAGCTTCTCGAGATCGCCCAGCGCCAGTTCCACCTCGAGACGCTGGAGACCCGCAACTGGGACCGGCTGGATTTCCACGACGTCGCCGTCTGGGCCATCCGCGCCGCGCTCGAGGAGGCCTTCGAGGCCGGACGCCGCGCAGGCGCAGCAACCGCTCCCTCTGAAACCCAACCCTGAAAGGATCCAACCATGACCACCATCACCACCATCCGCATCGATCACGCCGCGCTGCCGGACCCGCTGAACCTCAAGGGCCCCGACGCCGCCGCCCGCATGATCGAGGCCGCGTTGCGCGACGAGGGTATCATGGCCGAGGCTTCGGACGTCATCTCGCACATCAAGATCGAGCTGCCGACCGGCCAGCTCGCCGCTGCCAGCACGATGCTGGCCAGCTTGCAGCTGATCTGAGGAGGGCGAGGATGAGCACGCGCGCACAGATCGCCATCCAGCTTGGGCCCGAAGAATGGGCCCATGTGTACTGCCACTACGACGGCTATCCCTCGCACATGCTGCCCGCGCTGGCCTCGTGGACGCCCGAGGACATCCTCGGGGCAAAGGAAATCCGGCAGGTGCGGGCCGACGAGCTCGACTGCTTCGATCCGCCCCGCGAGCCCACGATCCTGCCGCGCCCCACGCGCGAGCTGTGCCATCTCTATGTCTGGCAGGACGGGGCATGGGTCGAACTGGATCCCGAGGCCGCGCAGCCCGAGGAGCTCCCATTATGACGCAATCCTTCAACTGCCTCTCCGAAGGCGAAACCCTCCACGGCGTTGTGCGTCGCAACTGTGCCATCGGCTTCGATCTGCGCTTCTGCCGCAGCGTGGCGATCAGCCCCGACGACCGTGACACCGAAACTTGCGATCCGTCCGAGGCCGAGTTCGCCACGCTCTATGCGCTCACTGATCTGGGCGAGGCCATTGCCATCCACGATGCGGACCTGACCAGCGCCGGAGCGGATGAAGTCGCCGCCGTTGCCCGCACGCTGTTCGTGGCCATGGTCAACGCCCGCCGTGATCCCCCCGATGCCGCCCAGCGTCATGAGGCGGAACAGGCGGCGCTGACCGATCCGGATCGCATCGCATGATCTGCCGCGCGATCAGATAGCAGTCCTATTGCTCTGATTTGCCTACGATAATCGTCGCACCGGAGCGATGGTTGTCTCACGGAAACGATGCAACTCACCACGGAGCCACCCCGATGACCCGCCTCAACCCAATCACCACCCCGCGCCACGAACTCCGCGCCGAGAAAGCGCGCCGCAACCGCGAAGCAGCGCTGAATGCCTTCATCGGCAAGAAGGCCGAGATCGACGAGATGCTCGCACGCCTGCAGGCGCTCAGCGACGACCATTTCAACTGCCACCCCGACGAGGTCGGCTGGGCCATGGTCGGCACGCTGGAGCACTACGCGAGCCTTCTGAAGCGCATCACCGACAGCGCCTTCGGTGAGGGCGAACACGCCCGCTGATCTCCGGCGCCGCCGGAACTCCTGCCGCGCGCCCTGCGCGGCCTGGGGTCGTAGAAGGCCGGCGATGATCGCGGCCCCAATCGTGGAGACGACCCATGCCCAAGCTCACCGACACTCAGAGCCTCATCCTCAGCCGTGCGGCGACCCGCCGCGGCAATCTGGCAATGCCGCTGCCAGAAGGCCTGCATGGCGCCGCCGCGCAGAAGGCCGTCATCGCGATGATCACGCGCGGCTGGCTGGAGGAGGTCGATGCCGACCTCCGCCGGGGCGAGCCGCTCTGGCGCGAGACCGGCGACGGCCACGGCACCACGCTGATCGCCACCGAAGCCGGGCTGGAAGCCATCGGGATCGAGCCGGTCGCGGCCAGCGCCGTCGCCAGCGTGCGGAAGGCGAATCCACAGCCGGACCCGAACCCTGCGCCGACGACCGGGGAGACCGAGGCGCCAAAGCCCGTCGCCATCCGCTCGGGCACCAAGCAAGCGCAGATCATCGCGCTCCTTCAGCGGCCCGAGGGTGCGTCCATCGCCGAGATCGTCGAGGCAACGTCGTGGCAACCACACACCGCGAGGGGTGCCATTTCGGGAGCGTTGAAGAAGAAACTGGGGCTAAACATCAATTCCACGAAAGAGGAAGGCCGTGGGTCAGTATACAGGATCGGGTGAGCCGCCAAGACACGCCGCTCACAGCCACACTTTTCAGGCCGCTGCCGCAAAGCCCTCTGGACGGAACCTCACCATCGCTTCGGGGCCGCGCGGGTCAAGATCGTAGAGAGCGGGCCGTGCGGTCAGATAGCTGCGCCAAGTCTTTTCCGGCAGTGTGCTGATCTTGATCCCATGCGCCACGTGCATTTTCGGGGCGAGTTCGGCGATACGCATGCCAGCCCCCTTCTTGCTGTGCTGAGCAATCATGGCCCGGATTTTCATATCCAGATCCGCGATACCTGTCGGCGCTTTGGACACCAGTTTCACTGTCGGCTTCGCACCCAGTTCGACAAAGCTCGAGCAACTGGCCCTGAACATATGCGGCGCTTTCGCTTCGCCGACCCCGATCACCTTTGCACCGAGTTCGCGTAAGCGCACAGCGAGGTGCGTGAAATCACCATCCGAGGACACGACGATGAAGCGCATAGCCGTCTTGGCATGCACAAGGTCCATCGCATCAATTTCCAGCAGTATATCGGATGCATTCTTGCCAAACCCGGCATGGACCAGCCGATATCCGATGGCTAAGTGCCAGTCGGAGGCCCGCTGCGCGTCCAGATAGGCCCGCACGACAATCGGATCACCGTGCTCCTTGGCGATGCCAAGGATGGATGCAGCATTCTTGCCGCTGATATTGTCGCCATCCACAAGCACTGCCACTGGCTGGGTCATGTTACTCACCGTATTCTGGCTTTCCATCCCGGTTACAGCAGGAATGCGCCTAAAATTCGGCATTTCCCACGACAGCGCTTTTGTGCCGATGCCAGCATCAGAATTGCCGCCAGCGCTCGAACAGCCTGCGCAGCGCGTAGCCCCGGATCAGGGAGATCGCGGTGAAGATCACGCCCAGCGCCAGGTTCTCGCCGAGGCTAGGGTGCAGGTCGAACCAGGGGAACACCATGATCTGCGTGACGACCGCCAGCGCGTAGCCCACAGCGACATTGGTGACGGCCTCGATCAGCGACATGCGGCGCGACTGCGTCATGCCCGCTTCCTCGACCGGCGCGCCGGTTTCCTGGCCTCCTCCTGCTCGGTGATCCGGTGGGCCGCTCGCCCCGTCGCCATCTCCCACCGCCGCACGGCGACGTCGCAATAGACGGGATCCAGCTCCACCGCAGAGCAGCGCCGCCCGGTGCGTTCCGCGGCGATCAGCTGGGTGCCCGAGCCGCAGAAGGGCTCGTACACCAGCTCGCCCGGATCGGTGAAGGCGTCGAGCACCGCCTCGACCAGCGCCACGGGGAACACGGCCGGGTGCGATCCGGCCGCGCCCAGCCCGCCCTTGTGGCGCATGATGCGGAAGACGCTGTCCGGGATGCGGTGGCTCTGGATCGCGTTGCCGAAGCCGGTCTTGCGGTGCACCGTGCCGTCCGCCCCGCGAAGGCCCCCGCCGCCGAGGGTTTCGCCTGCGTGCTTGCTCTCGATCGTCTTGTTCGGCTTCCGGGGCTGGCGGTTGAAGTGGAAGATGAACTCGTGCGACGGGGCAAGGCGGCCGTTCCAGTCGCCGGGCAGGCCGGGCCCCTGGTCCCAGACGTACCAGCCGAAGCGCCGCCAGCCCTGCGCGCGCATCCAGTCGACCCAGCCCTCCCAATACGGGATCCATTCGCCATCGCGATGCACGAGGCCGAGGTTGACCAGAAGCTGGGCATCGGCGGCGACGGGCGAGGCGGTGAAGACGCCCTGCATCAGCGCATCCCAATCGCCGACCTTCTCTTTCGCCGCGCCATAGTCGCGTTGCTGGGCATAGGGCGGTGAGGTGAAGATCAGCGCCGCCTGCGCCCCGTCCATCACCCGCGCCACCACGGCCGGGTCGGTGGCATCGCCGCAGATCAGTCGGTGAGCGCCCAGCGCCCAGATTTCACCGGGGCGGGTGATCGGGTCGGCCGGAGCCTCGGGGATGGCATCAGCCGTGTCATCGTCGATCGGCGCGCGGTCGTCATCGGCATCGTTCAGCAGAGCGTCCAGCTCGTCCTCGGGGATCCCGATCAGCCTGAGTTCGAAGTCCTCGGCCATCAGGCCGCGCAATTCTTCGAGCAGCAGCGCGTCGTCCCATTCGCCCAGTTCGGTCAGCTTGTTATCGGCGATCCGGTAGGCCCGCCGCTGTGCCTCGGTCAGATGGCCCAGTACGATGACCGGAGCCTCGACCAGCCCGAGCTGGACTGCGGCCAGGATGCGGCCATGGCCCGCAATCAACTCGCCGTCTGCGGCGACGAGGCAGGGAACGGTCCAGCCGAACTCGGCCATGCTGGCGGCGATCTTCGCCACCTGGTCGGCGTCGTGGGTTTTGGCATTCCGGGCGTAGGGGCGGAGGCGGGCCAGCGGCCAATGCTCGATCCGGCCGGGCAGTAGGGGCGCGTTCATGCCGCGAGCCGCTTGGCCTTGAGGGCGGCGAAGGTCTCACCAGTTTCCGCCAGCACCGCCTCTTGGCCGGTGAAGGACTGCCAGCGCTCGATGGCCACATCCACATATGCCGGGTTCAACTCGACCCCGAAGCACACCCGCCCGGTGGTTTCGGCCGCGATCAGCGTGGTGCCGGATCCCATGAAGGGTTCATAGACCGCCTGGCCAGGGGACGAGTTGTTCAGGATCGGGCGGCGCATGCACTCGACCGGCTTCTGCGTGCCGTGCACGGTGTCGGCATCCTGATCGCGGTTGGCGATCTGCCACAGCGTAGTCTGCTTACGGTCCCCCGCCCAATGGCCTTTGCCCTTGGCGCGGACGGCATACCAGCACGGTTCGTGCTGCCAGTGGTAATCGCCGCGGCTGAGCACCAGCCGGTCCTTGGCCCAGATGATCTGCGACCGGATGGCGAAGCCTGCGGCCACCAGGCTGTCGGCCACGGTCGCGGCGTGCAGCGCGCCGTGCCAGACATAGGCTACATCGCCGGGGAACAGCGCCCATGCTTCGCGCCAGTCGGCGCGGTCGTCGTTCAGCACCTTGCCGGTGCGTTTCGTCTTGGCCGCGCCCGCCTGATTGCGCCAGGACGGATCATACTCCACGCCATAGGGCGGATCGGTGACCATCAACAGGGGCCGCACATCCCCGAGCAGCCGTCCCACCACATCGGCCGCGGTGCTGTCATCGCAGATCAGCCGGTGCGCGCTCAGCTGCCACAGGTCGCCCGGCACCGACACCGGAGTGACCGGCAGCTCCGGAACATCGTCCTCGCCCTCGACCGGGCCATCGCCGCCCAGCGCCTCGGGATCCCGCAACAGGGCATCGAGGTCATCGTCGCTGATGCCGAGCAGCGTCAGGTCGAAGTCGTCGGCCAGCAGCCCAGCGATCTCGTCGCGCAGCAGGGCCTCGTCCCATTCGCCCAGTTCCGTGAGCTTGTTGTCGGCGATCCGGTAGGCCCGGCGGTTTGCCTCGTCGAGATGGCTGAGCCGGATCACCGGCACCTCGGTCAGCCCGAGCATGGTGGCGGCCAGCACACGGCCGTGGCCCGCGATCAGTTCGCCGTCGTCGGCCACCATGCAGGGGACGGTCCAGCCGAACTTGGCCATGCTGGCGGCGATCTTCGCCACCTGGTCGTCGCCGTGCATCTTGGCGTTGCGGGCATAGGGGCGCAGCCGGGAAATCGGCCAGGTTTCGATCTGGCTCGGCGCAAAGACGAGATCCATCGGGCGGGGCTCGGGATGTGGGGGAGGGGAAATGAAAAGCGCCCGCGAGGGAGGTCCTCCGGGCGCAATTCTTCGATGATCAAGGGGTAAGTCAATGGGGGCAGGTCTGTCAACCGGAAAAGCGGCGTGGATTCAACAGCTTCCGGTGGGCCACATTCCGAGGCTGTCTTCCCGTCGCCTGGCTTCCCCGGATGTGGCTTCCCTGGCTTCCGACCAGGAATCCACCTCGCCAGCCGCCCAGGCGCGCAAGTCTTTGAAACTGAGTCAGTATTTCAGGCGCGCGGGCGAAGGTGGCTTCCGGGTGGATTCCCCGACGAAATGGCCAGACGCTGGAAAACTGCCGCGCTCCGCCCCCCCGTATACGGATCCGGCTAGGGAGGAACCATTGGAGGGGGGGCGACGTGATCGGCCTATGCTGTCACAAGACCGTCTTTCCCCGAGCTTCCGCTTTGCGCCCTCATCTCGGTCGTTCTTGATGTCAATCGAGTTGTCAAACTCCATTTTCGTGTGGAAAGGACGGCATTTGCTCACTTTCAGCGAAGTCGCTGATTGACGCCTTGCCAACCACGTGTCCGCAGAGCACTTCGGTCATTATGCTTTCGAAGGTTTCGACGACCGTAGTTGCCGTTTCGGCGAGCCTGTGTTCGAACAGGAGGGCGTCGTGCATCGGAAGGACGACTCTCATGTCTTCGATAGAGGATGCCGCTAGCAGCGCGCGCTTAAATATTAGTGACGCTGTGCCCTGGACCACCTGGCTGACCGCCGAACGCTGCTCCTTGCCGGTGAGTTGCCCCCCGCCGGCTCGGCGGTAGTGATTGCCGAAGACGGTGGCCACCCGCCCGGCGCTCTGGAACTCAGCACAAACTTCTTTCTTCCAGTCTTCGTATCGTCCGAAGAGCCGGAACGCTTCTTTCGCTTTCTTCCTCTCAACTCCGAGTGAGACGGCGGCGTCCACAAGGGCCTTGCGGCTCATCCCGTAGGCATAGGACAAAAACAGCTGCTTGGCAGCCTTCCGGTTGCCGACAAGGTTAAGGTGTGCAGTCGCGAAGAGGTCGTACATGTCACCCGCCGCGTAGAGGCGTTTGAGCTCGTCGTCGCCGGACAGTGCTGCCATGATCCCGACCTCGAACTGGTCGAAGTCGACGTAGCTGAGTTGAGCGTCGCCGTGCGACCTGACGATAGACCGATATCGTTTCGGAATGTTCTGTAGGCTGGGACTGCGCAGTTGCACGCGCGATGTGCGGGAGCCGAACACGTCCACCACAGGTCTCGTGGTGTCGATGGATAGGGTAAGCGAGCCGAGCACTCTGCGCGCCGTATCAAGGGCGAGAAGCGCCATGGTGTCGCCGCCGAAGTCTCGCTCGTGCGGCACGAACTCGAGGAGGTACTCGACGGACACGTCGTCAAGCTCGAAGCCTTCTCTCAGCAACTTGGCTTCGATGGCCCGCCTGCTCGGTGTCTCGAGTGGCATGTCGTGCTTCGCGGAATAGTCCTTCAGACGCATGAAGTAGTCGTGTTCCGCCTGTGCCCGCTTGTCTGAGAGCCCCGCTGTGTCGATCGAGATGCCGGCTGACATCGAGAGCTGGAGCAAACGGTAGGCGGGCACCTCGACAGAGAAGAAGCGTTCGAGCTCACCGTTGGCGGACGCTTTCGCACATAGGTCCTGGTACATCGCGGAGATCGCCGTAGCTGCCTTGGCGGCTACAACACCATCGAACGGCACACCCTTGTTGAACATCTTCTGGTAGATGTCGCAAACCTCTTGGTCGGCCCCGTATTGCCCGAGATGTGTCGTGACGTCGCGCTTTTCGCGGGCGAGGCGATCCTCGGGGTTTCCGCTGGTCGAAATGCGAAGTTCGTCAACGTCTATGATTGAAACAGGCAACGTACCCGTAATGTCGAACAGTGCATCGCGGATCATCCAAAAGTCATGACACACCAACATGCCAGGAAATTCGACGACGCTCGTGGCGTCGGTCTCCTTAAGTCGCCCGTCTTCGAACCAGTAGAAGGTGTCTGCTCCCCTCCCTGTGAAGTCCTTTATAAAGAGAAAGAGCTTGGCGGCCAGGTTAATCATAACCGCTGACCTCGTCGACTAGGTTTAGGAGATCTGTGCTTTCTCGCACGGCGAATGGAAGGCCGTCCTCGTTATAATGGCGTTCGGCCCTTTGCCGAGTTCCCTTTAGGGAGATGGGGACATGGCCGTAGAGCGGCCGCAAGGAACTTTCGTGCAGCACTGACGATGCGATCAGAAGATAGCGGGCGTTCTGGTAGGGCAGCGTCGTGAACTCCTGAACGCACTGTTCAATTAGGGCCCTTTCCTCTACGCAGCGGAGCCATATTAGGATAGCTGCGGCTTCGCCCGACTTCATGTCCTTCCTCAGCTTCCGCTCTGCCAGAGCCAAGAGATCGTCAGACCTGTGTTGTCGCACCGCGAGCAACATCCAAATGTTGTAGTTCTGCCAGTCGTGGATGGCCCCGTCCTCCGCGAGAAGGAACGCCTCCAGAGCCGGGAGGCAGCGTCCATCGCGATCCAGCGTGACGATCAGTCGGCAGTACTGGTCAGTCGAAACGGCGTGTTCGGACAGCGACCGCGATAGTGTATCTAGGAGGTTGATCGACAGCGCGTCGCCGACGTCAAAGAGTCCGGAATCCACGATTTTCGCCACGCGGTTCACTGCAAAGCGAAAGGTCCGCGTCTGCGAGTCCCCCTCGGCGATGCATCGGCTCAAGATATCGAAGATATAAGTCACCGACCTGGTCACGATGCGTCGGCTGCGGGATTGCCACATCTGGTTTATCGCGATCGTGGAGCTGTCCTGTGAGGGGAAATGATCCGCGATTCTCTCATTCGGCAAGTCGGGTGCTAGTATTTTCGTCTTGCTGGCGTTGATGTTGAGGCCGACCGTCCGCAGCAGCCGAATTAGGTCCTGCAGCGCGCGCCTGGCATGCAGCTCGGAGTCAGCGATGATGCGGATGTCGTCGACGTACCGATAGTAGTCATACCCCTTTCTTGTCATCTCCCCATCCACGAACGACAGCAGGATGTTAGACAGAAAGGCCGATGCATCTCGGTTTTGCGGCAAGCCGTGGTCTCGGCTGAATGTCCATTGCGCGAGCAGGCGGTCGAGGGTGGCGATCGCGTTTCGAATTTGTAGCTTCTCTGGTCCGGTGGCTGCGAGGCTGGGAACGGCTTGCTCGAGCGCCTTGATGATCTGCAAGCGCGAGACGTTCTCGAAGAAGTTGCTCAGGTCAGTGACCAACAGGTATCGTCCGGACTTGCGGAAGGTCAGCGTGACGCCTTCGAAGGTGAACCAGCGGTCGATCTTGTTCTTAAATAGATACTTTGCATTAAGTGGATTAGCCTCGTATCGATAGCTTAGGACTCGGTGGCCAAGGAGTGGATCGTAGAATGGGATCAAAAAACTGCAAATGGCCTGATAGACAAAGCGATCGAAGAAGTCGGTCTCCAACCCATAGCGCTCCCCATATCCATTCTTTGGAATATTTCGAACGACGCTGCGCGTGCCGCGGTACTCTCCGTTCCACTCCTGTAACAGAGAGATAATAATCCGCTTCGCCTCCGTCGGATTCTTAAAAAGGTCGTCGTATTGCAGGCAATCGAAATACCAATCGTCGCGCATGTCCTGTCGGAGGTGCTTGAGTACTAAATCGAATTGAACGGGAAACCCGAGCGCCTGGCCGTTGAGCCAGAACGTGGGATTAAGCGCATAGTCGTGTTCCTCGTCAGCCTTGTAATTCTCACTCACTCCGATGAACTTCCTTTATTCTGGTGGGGTGTGCCGAAATTTTCGGCATCGGCTCAATCATTTCGCCTCGACGCTGTTCACTAAGGCCCCGAATTCAGTCTCACCAACGATCTGGATCGGGTGGCCGGCGTTCTGCATCTCTTCGGCGCGTCGGTGCTTGCTGCTCTTCGTGTGCCCGGCAAGTACGTTCAGATCCTGATCGCCGACGACTAGGTAGGTTGTCTTGTTCGTAACCGAGGACTTGACGTCCATCCCTACACGCGCGGCCATTGCTGCTGCCTCTCCGCGCGACATGCTGAGTGCGCCGGTGAACACCACGACCGATCCGAAGAGCGCGCCTGCCGGATCGCCCTCCCGCGTGATGGCGGCTGGATGGTTCTTCCTCGCCGGTTTGATCAGCTCTTCGAATGTCAGGTTGAGGTGCGATTCAGCATGCAGGACCACCAGAGCGGCCGCGCGCGCGTCTTCGCCGGCGTCGTGATGGTTGAAGTCCAAGCCGAGCACTCGCTTCAGGTTGCCGAGGCCATGACCGCCATTTCCGAGCAGTTCTGGCCAGGCCCGGCGTGCGATAGTGACACTGTCCGCCCAGCGAAACTCCGGCGGCTCTCTCCCACACGAGCGACAAGCCGCATTCAAGGCCTGTTTGTCGAAGTTGCTGTGCTGGACCAGATGATGCCGTGAGAGAAGCGGGAAAAGGTGATCGAGGAGTTCATCGAATCGGAGCGCGCCGGACACATGGTCAGGGCCGATGCCGTGAAGCCGGACGTTGAAAGGGTCGAACCTGGTGCCGGGGTTCACGAGCGTCGAGAAGGTGTGGATCCGGTTGTCGGGGAACACACAGGCCAGTCCGATCTGGCAGATGCTACCCGCGTCGCTGCAGGCCGTTTCCACGTCCAGCGCGATGAAGCGGAAATCGCCCTCGGGGATCATGGTGCGCATAGCCGGGCGTCCTCCAGCGTCCGAGCGAGGATCAGGCAGGTTTCGACATCCGCCAGTTCGCTCCTTAAGCGGCGGGTGATCGCCAGGTTCTGGTTGTATTCGTCGACAAGGTCATTGTGCGTAGACAGAAGCGTCCGGTGGTCGGCGAGCAGCGCGTTGTAGTCACGCACCAGGTCGTTGTGCTCCCTGAGCAGCCGCTCATACCTGTCGACGCACTCGGTCACGTTGGACCTGCAGGTGAAACCCTCGAAGTTGCACTGGTAGCGGTCGAAGCAGGCGGAGTTCTGGTTGACGCACATGCCGCTGCTGGAGCAGACGGTTTCGCCGAACCCGAGACAAGTCGGCGTGGTGCCAATCCTGCAGGAAAAGCTCTGGCCCAGCGCCGGGGCGGCGATGGCCAGAGACGCCAGCAGGATCGCCGCGCGGATCACATCACCTCCAGCTTCGGCAGGCCGCGCACGATTTTCATGGTTCGCAGGCTGACGGTGATGACCCGCTGGAACAGTTCCAGCGGGTAGGCGGGGTTGTTCATGGTCTCGATGGCGTAGCGGTTGGCATCGTTCACGATGCCGCTGGCCTTGTCGGTCTTGACCACCTGGCGTTCCATCACCCATTCCAGCGCGGGCTTGCCGTTGACGACATAGTCATAGGCCTCGAGCGGCACGTCGGTCATGGTGATGTTGGCGTTGTAGATTACGGTGGTCTTGTCCTTCTCCTTGCCCTTCTTGCCGAAGGCCCATTTCGTGACGCGGTAGAAGGCTTCCGGGTCCTTGATGACCCATGTGCGCGGGTCGCCCTGCTTGTAGGTCACGGGATAGGGTTCGACCGTCTCGTAGTTCACATGCAGGTCACCGAGTTCGCGGCCCGCGCGGCTGAAGGCCCAGAAGTCAGCGGCGGTTTTCACGCGAGGGATGCGGGGCAGTTCCTTGGACAGGTTGTCGGCGTATTTCGCGCGGTAATCCTCGGAATGCAGCAGGCCGTAGACGTAGTAGAACACGTCTTCCTTGCTGATCGTCTCGCCGGGATAGGCGTCCTGGAAGTGCTTCAGGCCAGCGTCGGTGATGCCGTCTCGTCGCATGTCACGAGGCGTTTGATCTTCAAAAAGGCCGCCAGATTCTTCATCTGCTTGGCCATACAGGTTTAATGGGAAGCACTGAGTATTATGATAGGGCTGCAGTGAAGGCGCGGTCTTGACAAGAAGGGGTGAAAAATCAGCCGCTGCACCATTGCCTGGGATCATAATGGCAAGGTTGTGCGATTTTTCATTTGGGAAAGCATTTTTAATGACCGTTGAAAGGTCAGTAACATCAAGGTGGGCATGTAGCCACTGGGGGGAGAATGGCCGGTATAGCGCCTTCATCTCGACGAGATCTCTGGTAAATAGCTTCGTGCCTCTGGCAAGTTTTTGCCGCGCCATTCGATTCCAGCTTATTTTCCTTGGATCTGCATCAATGAATTTTTCTACGTCTTGTGATCGATCAGAAGAAAAATAGCGATCTACCTCACTATTGTAGAATTTCAGCATTGCAGCGGCATTGTCACGTCCGGCCGAATGGGACGGATTGAAGCACCAAGCGTCCCTGCCGGTCTTCACGCCGTTAAAATAACCGGCGAATAACTTATCGCTATTCGGCGATTTCTTGTCTCCCATCACGATAAATCTTTCGAAACTATCATCTCGCTGATTAAGCCAGTCATTGTGTTCATTTGGTCGAAGCTTGGTCCAGCCGCAAGCGCGAGAGATTCCGCCAATTCCAGAGAAATCTCTGATTATCGCAAGTTTCTGCTTTTGATCGAGATAGTCGCCAATGTCATGGAAGTGGATGCGGCCACGTTCTGTAGAGTCGGGGTTCTTGACGAGAATGCTAATTGCGATGGGCGCGCGACTGCCCGAGCCGAATATCTTGCCGCCCTCCCGACGCGACTGCTCGCCGCTGGTGCGCTGGTTGCCACGGAGGTGGAAGATATAGAGATCGCTGAATTCCCCGGCCAGACAGGCGCGCATTCCGTCAGCGGCGTTGCCATCCACCCAACCAGCATTCGTCACATAGGACATGACGCCAGCGTTGCCGATCCTGTCAGATGCCCAACGGAAGGCGCGGATATAACTGTCGTAGAGTGAGTTCTTCAGCGTTGCTGTGGACTTTGCCGCATATGTGTCACGGATTCGACCATCTAGAGACGGGTATGCGACGTTGGCATTATTGTCATTCGCACTTGTCTGGCCGGATGAATACGGCGGATTGCCCACGATCACCCGGATATCCGTTGCCTTCTGCCGCCTTCGCCGCTCGGAGTTGTCGGGCATGTAATGCGAGATCAGGTCGTCGCTTTCATACATCTGGAAGGTGTCGGTCAGGCAGATGCCCTCGAACGGCACATAGTCACCGCCCTGCAGGCCATGATAAACCGCCTCGATGTTGATCGCGGCGATGTAATAGGCCAGCAGCACGATCTCGTTGGCGTGGATTTCGTGGCGGAACTTATGCTCCATCTCTTCGGGCGCGATCAGACCAGATTGCAGCAGACGGGTGATGAAGGTGCCGGTGCCGGTGAAGGGGTCGAGGATGTGGACGCCCTCAGAGCCGAGTGTCTGGCCGAAATGCTCCTGCAGCATCTCGTTGACCGAGTGGATGATGAAATCCACGATCTCCACCGGCGTGTAGACGATCCCCAGCTTTTCGGTGGTGCGCGGGAAGGCGCGGCGGAAGAACTTGTCGTAGAGCTCGACGATCAGCTTCTGCTTGGCATGGGGATCGGTGATGCCATGGGCGCGCATCCGCACGCTGGCATAGAATTTCTCGAGGTCCTTTGATTCCTTGTCGAGGTTGGCCTCGTTCAGCACATCCAGCACGCGCTGCATGGCGCGCGAAACGGGGTTCTCGGCGGTGAACTTGTGACCTTCGAACAGGGTCTCGAACACCGGCCGGGTGATGATGTGCTGGGCGAGCATCTCGATGGCGTCGCCCTCGCTGATCGTGTCGTTCAGATCATCACGCAGTTCGGCCAGGAAATCGTCAAAGGCGCGGCGGGCGGCGCTGTCGGGGTCTTTCAGTAGGCCGGTCAGGCGGGTGATGTGGTTCTTGGCGATTTCGGCGATGGAGGCCGACCAGTCTTCCCAATAGTCGCGGGTGCCGCATTTCTTGACGATCTTGGCCATGATAGCGCGCGAGAATTCGTCGATGGAGAAGGTCATCTCGGTCTGGGTGGGGCCTTCGATGACATCGTCACTGGGGCCGCCGCTTCCCTTGCCGATGCCCGAGCCGGCGGCCTTGGTTCTCGACGGCAGGTTCTCGACCACGGCAGTGACCGAGCGGAGTTCTTCGGTATCGGCGCTGACCCCGACGATCTCGACCTGGTCCGAGATGTCCTGCCCGAGGGAGGCCTTGTTGATCGTGCTGTCGAAGCGTTCGTCATGGGCGCGGAGCGCGTTCAGGATCTGCCAGACAACGCGGTAGCGCTCATTGTCATTGAGCGCCTGTTCGGGCGGGACGCCGGCGGGAACGCCCACGGGCAGGATGACATAGCCCATCTTCTTGCTGTCGGCCCGGCGCATGACGCGACCGACAGATTGCACCACGTCGATCTGGCTCTTGCGCGGATGCAGGAACATGATCGCGTCAAGGGCAGGGACATCGACCCCCTCGGACAGGCAGCGGGCATTGGTCAGGATGCGACAGACATTGTCACCGGCATCGGCCTTCAGCCAATCCAGAAGCGCGCCACGAGTCTTGGCGTTGAAGGTGCCATCGACATGCTCGATCTCGCATTGCAGATGGTCTGATGGGATGTCGTCATCGATCAGGCTGTCCTGCCCCAGGTATTCGTCGACCACGGCAGTGAATTCGTCACGGATCAGCTTCGAGCTGCGGATATCGCGGGCGAAGGCCAGCGCGCGGCGCATCGGGTGCGGGTCTGCCGCGACATCGGCCTTGAGGTCGACCTTGGTCAGGGCCTTGTAGCAGCCGATGATCTTGGTCGCATCATCCAGTACCAGCTCGCTGCCCGCGTCTCCAAGGCGCTTCTGGACCGCTGCGCTGACAAGCCCTTCGTCCATGGCCAGAACGATGACCTTGTAATCGGTGAGCAGGCCGTTCTGCACAGCCCAGCCGAACCCGCGATAGAACAGGGTTTCACCAAACAGCGCCGGATCGTCCATCGAGGCCAGTTCGGCGCCGACTTCATCGGCCTTGCTGCGCACATTGTCCCCGAAGATCCGGGGCGTCGCGGTCATGTAGAGGCGTTTGCGACCAGCAACGTGCTCATCGCTGTGAATCTTGACGAAGTTCGACTCGTCTTCCTTGTCGAGGGTGGCTCCTGTCGTCCGGTGCGCTTCGTCGCAGATGATCAGGTCGAAAGCGGGGAGGCCGGCCTCCTGCGCGCGGCTGAGGGTGCCGATCGACTGGTAGGTCGAGAAGATGACAGTCATGCGCTCGGGATCGTCATCGCCCGCCTTCTCCGCCACCTTCTGTGGATCCGTCGTCGCGGGGAACGCCAGATCGTGGATCTCGATTTCGGCAATGTCATCGGTGTTCTTGCGTCGCTTGCCGACATGGGCATCGGAACAGACAGCGAAGGCGCGGATGGGTGTTTCTGTGTCGTTGGTCCATTCCCGCACCGTCTGTGACATCAGCGCCAGGGAAGGGACCATGAACAGGACGCGCTTGCCCTTGCCGGCGAGGTCCTCGGCGATCTTGAGGGCGGTGAAAGTCTTGCCGGTACCACAGGCCATGATCATCTTACCGCGGTCCGCCTTCGCGAGGCCGTCTCTGACATGTGCCAAGGCATCTCGTTGATGCGGCATCAGGGTCTTCCTGGCGGCCAGAACTATTTCGCCCCGTGCCTCGAAGATCGTCCAATCGATCCGGCTCTCCCGCAGATCGGTCAGGCCGATCCGCACGACGGGAATTGCCTGCCCCCGGATCATCTCTTCCGCGTTCGCGCTCCATTCATGCTCAGTGGTGTCGAGCACGATCCTCCTGCGGAATGGCTCTTTGCCCGAGGCCGAGATGAAGCTGTCGATATGCGCCTTCTGAATCCGCGTGTCGGCAGTGTAGAACTTGGCCTGAATCGCGGCGAACCCATCCTCGTTGCGCAACTTTGAAACCAGATCGATGCCGATGTCCTTGCCGTCGCGACCGTTGGCCTTCGCCCATTCCGACCAGGTCCACACGGCCTCGTACTCTTCTGACTGTACAGGGTCGTTCTGGAAGTAGGCGAGCGCCAGCCGCTCAAAATAGGTGCCCTTTTCGCGTTCGGTGACGGCCGCATCGCGGTAGGACTGAAGGAGTCGATCGAGCGCCGTCATGTGTGTTCCTTGCCTTACTTGTCATAAGCTTAACGGCGATCCCTTCGTCTTGCGACCTGAAATTGAAGCCCAGAATCCCGGCGTAGAGGGTGAGAGCGCCAGGCAGGACCTCACAGAACGGCCATCACCTCGCCGTCTTCCAACCGCTTCACGTAATCGACTGCCTCCCCGTTCCAGTGGTACGCGAAATGCCCCCCCTGCGTCGGGATCGGGATGACGTCGGGCCAGAACGCCGCGATGCAGTGCCCGCCCGGATAGCGGACGCTGGGCCAGGTGATGCCGTTCGATCCGGCCGCGCGCCGTTCGGCCCCGAAGACCTGCGAGGGCCGGTAGTCGTCGGGGTCCAGCAGGTCGGCGCGTCCGGTTGCGTCATCGAGATCGGCATCGATCGACCCGATCAGTTCGCGGAACTGCGAGGTCCAGCCGGGGGCCTCGTTCGTGGCGCGCATGAAGCGGGCGTGGTGATGGATCGTTTCGGCAATGGCCACTTCGGTGCGGTCGCCCGCATAGTAGAGGCCGAAACTGCCGTCCGAGAACCGCCCCGGCCGCAGGGGCGAGCAATGGACAAAGGGTGCCATGACCCAACTGGCGCCGGGCCCGGTCACGCGGCGCGCTACCGGCACCTTCGACAGATCACCGATGTTGTCGCGGATGCGCGGGTTGAATTTGGCCTCGGCCGAGGCCAGCGCATCCCAATCGGCGGGGTCGGCGATGTCTTCGAACAGGTCGATGGGCGGGTGGATCGAGCGGATGATGCGGACAGTGCGTGGCCATGTCACGCGGCGCACAGCCACATTCACCAGGCACCCCGCTCGGCATCGAGATAGGCGCGCAGGTCGATCAGGTCGGTGATCTCCCCGCGCAGCATGACATCGAGCGCACTGCGTCCCCCGAAGGCCTCGCTGGGCTTGCGGATCCAGGCATAGCCGCGGGCGGGATCGGTGAAGAGATAGCGCAGCGCCTTGTGGACCCCCATCAGGATTGCCATGCGCGCCCGCAGGTCGCGGTCGATGCGCCCGACATCGCCAGCCTTCCAGCGCGCCCATGTGCGCTGGGCCATGTCGCCGAGCAAGGTGCGGGCTTCCGCGTCGGTCAGGCCCCAGGCGCGGAACAGGTTCACCGTGGCACGCGCCAGCGCCGCCGCCTCCTCGTCCGTGATGACGGGGAGATCCGGACGTGCGGTGATCGGCTGGACGGTGGCGAACTGCATGATTGTCTCCTTTGGCACGAATATAAACGATCAGTGCCAAAAGGCAATCGCGCATTACTACGGCAGCGCGTTCTTCCGCTTCCATGGCTGGGGCACCGGCATCGCCGATGTTACCTCCACATCCCGCAGCATCCCGCCCTCGATCAGCCCGTCCCGCACCCAGCCCAGCGCCTGCCACCAGTCGTCATAGGCGCGCCGAGCCGCCTCGATCTGGTGGGGATGCGGGGAGAAGGTCACCGGGCAGGCCAGAACCTCGACGGTGCGCCACTTTCTTCGGATCAGGACGCGCTCGGTGCCGACCACGATGGTGCTGGCCCGTTCGCCATGCTGGTTCCGCTTTAACTCGACCGGCACGCAGCGCGGCACCGCACCCGGCATCCAGTCCGGTGTGAGCCCGGCGCGTGCCAGCTCCGCCACCCGGATCGCCATGCGCTTGCCGCCGAGACTGTCGGGGAGCCCGGCGACGGTGGCGGCGATCACCTCGGCATCCTCGTGGGTGTAGCCGCCGATCTTGTGCTGCCCGCCGTCGATCTTGCAGCCGAGCTCGGCACGCTGCAGCAGGACGTATTCGAGGCCGAAGCCGAAGCCTTCCTCGCAGACGTCCTGGGGCAGCGGGAGCTCCAGCTGGGCCTTCTCGACCCGGAACGCCCATTCCAGCGCCGCCTGCACGCCCAGCGCGCGCTTGACCTTCGCGCCGCCCGCACGGCCGATCCTGCTGAGGAAACTCATGGCTGCAATCCTTCAAGGAAATCCATCTGCGCCGGGCGCTGAGCCGCATCCGTCGGCCGCCAGATCCACGGGCCCGAGGCCATGGGCAGCTGCGAGAGAGCGCCACGCATGTGCTGCTGCCAGAGGGTGAACTCCGTTACCGAGCAGGCGCAGAGCGCGTGCCCGATGGGCCAGCCCATCAGCCATCCGACGAAGAGCGGGTTCAGACGCCGCCGCGCGCGCCCCCTCACGATCCGTCGCGAGACGACGCGCCCATGCGAGGCAGTCATCGAAGCCCAGAGCGGGCGCGAGATCGGGGCGTGCGGCGAGGATCGCGCACCATGCATCGTGGTCGCCTGGTCCGGGCGGGTGAAGCCCTGCTCCGCCCGGTAATGCAGGATGTCCATCCGGGACTTGCCATCCGTGCGGGTGATGCTCGCCTCCGAGCTGCCCTTCCAGTTCTGCGCGGCTGGCGTCGGCCATTGGGCGGCCTGCGCGGGCAGGGGCGGCGTGCCGCCCGAGCCATAACTCTGGCCCGGCCCACCCTTCGCGCCATCCGTTGCCTTCGGCGTCGACCAGCTGGTGATGCCGAGCGCCAGCGCCTCCGCCTTCCGGGTGAAGTCGCTGTTTCCCGCCGGATTGTAGCTGCCGGTGCCGGGATGCAGGCTCATCGGTGTGGGCCAGGATGAAGATCCGGAGCCGCTGGTGCGGCGCGCCGACTTCTGCCGCGCTGAACAGACCCGTCGCAGGCGTGTAGCCCATGCCCCAAAGCTCTCGCAGGACGGTCTCGAGCCCGAGTGTGACGTGCCCGGCGACGTTCTCGAGGAACACCCATTCCGGGCGGCATTCTCCGATAACGCGGGCGACATCGGGCCAGAGGTGGCGGGGATCGTCGGCGCCGCCGCGTTTTCCGGCCGCGCTGAAGGGCTGGCAGGGATATCCGGCGAGGACGATGTCGAAGGCGCCGCGAAAGGGCCGGGAATCGAAGCAGCGGAGATCATTCCAAATCGGGGCTGGGGCGAAATACCCTGCGCGCTGGGCCGCGATGAGCACGGATCGGGGCCAGTCCTCCCATTCGACGAAGCAGCGCGTGTGATATCCGGGCTCGGCCAGCATGAGGCCCAGATCAAGGCCTCCGCCGCCTGCGCAGAGGGAGAGGCCGTGCCGGGGACGAAACACCATGCCATTCATCGCACCCCGCGCTCGTGCAGCCGCTCGAGCGTGACCAGTCCCCGCGTGAGCATCGCATCGCGCATGGTGTTGCTGATCGTGCTGGGCGGCAGGAACCGGTCGGAGTTGACCAGATCGGCGTAGAAGGCCGCCAGCTGGTCATCGCTGGGCCTCGGGCCATCGTCGCGTTTCCGGCGTCGGGTCTCGCCGTTGCCAGGCGCAGCGCCCTTCTTTGCGACCGCCATGCCGGTCTGCTTCAGGCGCTGGGCGGCGCGCTGCATGGCGCGATCGAGCGCCTTGGGCCCATCGGGCGGTTCGGGGTGATCGCGCCGCGAGACCTCGGCCACGGCGAGGATCGCGTCCTCGTCGAGACCCAGATCGTCGCGCCAGCGGCGGACATGTTCGCGCGGCGGCCAGCCCTGCCACCAGCCGGGCAGGGCGGTCGGGTCCAGCCCCAGCGCCCGGATCAGCTCGGCGAAGAAATCCTCGGAGATCGTCTCGCGCGCCCGCGCGCCCTCCTCCTCCTTTACTGGTTCACTTAGAGGTTCCCTTACAGGGTTAGTGTCCGGATTCCGGACACGGCTTTCGGCATTTTCCGGACACGGGTCGGCCGGAAAATCGGACACGGGTCGGGCCTCACACCCGTGTCCGGTTTCTGGACACGGCTCGGGCTCGACGGGCGCATCTTCATCGAAAGGTGCTGGTTCTGCACAGGTTTCGCCGTCGTCCGGCTTTCCATGTCCGAAATCCGGACACGGCTGCGGATCATCTGGTGTGAAGCCCGGCTCGAAGCCCAGAATGTAGCGGGTGGGCATCTGCCGCTTGGTGACAGGATGCAGACGAGGGACGCGGCGCAGGAGGCCGGCCGCCTCGAGCTGGCCGAGGTGTTCGTTCAGGGTCGACCGGCTGATCTCGCAATCCTCTGCCAGCCGGTCCTGCGAAGGGAAACAGCCGTAATCCGGATTGAACCTGTCGCACAGATGCCAGAGCACGATCTTTGTCGTCGGCTTCAGCCCGCGCTGCTTGATGGCCCAGTTGGTGGCTTCGTGGCTCATGGCGCGGGCCTCCGCACCGGGGCCGCCACGCGGGTGGTGAACCCGTGATCGGCCAGCGCGCCCAGCGCGTCGTCGAGCGAGCGCACGAGTGCCCAGCCATGGCCCTGCGCCTGCACCGCATCGCGAAACGCCTCCTGGCTTGGGCTGAGCCGCCCCTTGAGCGATTTCAGCTCGAGGAACAGCACGCGGCCGTCGCAAAGGACCATCAGATCGGCCAAGCCCGGATGGACGCCCATGCCGACGAGGATCGCCTGGCGTTTCGCGCCGCGTGGGCCGGCCTCGGTCACCTCGTTGGCGCAATGGTGGATGATGGCCGAGCGGGGGAGGGCGAAGCGCAGCGCCTGCACCACCGCGCGCTGCAGATCGGCCTCGGGTGTGCCGCGGCGCTTCATCGCCGCACCTCCGGCGCATCATCATGATCAGCGCGCTGGGCGCGGCGATGCCGGGCGGGGCACCGGGCCTCGATCACGAACAGAAGGGCGCGGGCATCGCGCCGCTCGGCCTCGGTCTCGCCATGCGCGCTCAGCACGTTGCAGGCGAGCCGGACGAGATGATCCGAATGATGCGCGACGTCGGCGATGATGGCGCGCGCCTCGAGCACGCGGGCCCTGGGCCAGGGGGATGAGGCGGGTGTCATCACCGATGCCCCCGCCCACGCGCCTGCTTGGCGGTTTCCTGCGCGGCGAGCCAGTCCTGCACCGCCGTGCGACGGTAATAGACCCGGCGCCCGGCGCGGACGCAGACCGGGCCGATGCGGCGGTCCTCCCAGCGGCGCAGCGTGTCCTCGGTCAGGCCAAGCTCGCGGGCCAGCTCGCCCCGGCTGATCCATCCCGCCAGGATCGCCCCCGATGGGCCCGACCTGGGGTCGGAGGTGAGGGGTTCGGTCTGTTTCATGTCTGCTCTCCCGAGTGTCGCCCGATGCGGGCAGGTGTCGGAGACCAGCAGGGACAGACGGGCAGGGGTGGCAGGAAGGCAGTGACCGGCAGTCACCGGCAGTGGATTCGCGAGGGCCGTGCCACCCCTTGTTTCATTGGGGTTGCGCGATTTCGGGCGCCTCGCGTGCTGCGCTTCAGCGGGGTTTCCAGATTTTCTCCGGGGCTGCCCGAACCGACGGCGGGGAGGGTGGAGGGCCCGGCCAATGCCGCAACCCCCCCGAAATTCAAGAGGCTTGGAGGGTTTCGGGGGGAATTTCAGGGGGTGGCAGGGTGGCACTGACCGGCAGTCACCGGCAGCGAGGTCGTCAGGTCGCTGCCGGTCACTGATTTCATTGACAAATGACCGGAATCCGGTCGCAAGACCCCGTTCCCAGCGGATGCCGGCGCCCAAGGGCGCGCCCAGTGCCGTTCCGCGAGTCCTGCTCCATGCCCCGGGCCACTCAACAAGCCATGGGGTGGCAAGGGTCCGGCAGCGTCACTGCCGGTGACTGCCGGTCGCTGCCTCGACGCCCCGGCACCGGCCATGATTGCCTTGCTATCGCTTTGAATTCACGCGTCATGGAGACGAAAAGAGGGCTACAGCCGATGCCGAACCGCGAACGTCTGACAGAGAAGATCCTGCGCGATGCCGTGCCGGTGCAGGGGCGGGACTACCAGATCTTCGATGCCGACATTCGCGGCTTTGCCGTCTGCATCTATCGTGGCGGCGGGCGGGCCTTCACCTTCGATTACCGCGTCGACGGGCGCCAGCGTCGGATGACCTTCGCCCGCTGGCCGGAATGGTCGGTCACCGCCGCCCGCGAGCGTGCCAGGGAGCTGCGCCGCATGGTCGATGCCGGAGGCGATCCGCTCGGCGAGCGTTCCAGGCGGCGCGAGGCGCCGCGATTTCAGGATCTGATCGACCGCTACATCAAGGAACATGTCCCGCGGCTCGCGCCCGTGAGCGCGGCCGATCAGAAGTCGATGCTGGCCAAGCTGGTCGCGCCGCATTGGGGCCGGAAGCTCGTGACCGAGATCACCAAGCCTGATGTCGAGAAGCTGCTGGCGCAGATCGCCGAGGGGCGCGCCCGGCCGAGCAAGGCGAAGCCCAACAACCGCGCCCGCAAGCTGCAGGGCCCGAAGCCCACGCCGGTTCGCGCCAACCGCGTGGGCGAGGTGCTGCGCAAGATGTTCAATCTCGCCATCGAGTGGGGCTGGCGCACGGACAACCCGGCGAACGGCTTCTTTCGCCGGATCGAGAACCCGCGCGAGCGCTTCCTTTCGAAGGACGAGATCGACCGGCTGGCCAGGGCGCTGGACGCGGCGGAGGATCAGCGCGCGGCGGGCATCATCCGGATCTGCATGCTGACCGGCGCCCGGGTGGGCGAGGTCCGGCAGTCCCGGTTCGAGCAGTTCGATCTGGAGCACTGCCTGTGGTCGAAACCGGCGGCCACCACCAAGCAGCGCCGTGTGCACCGTGTGCCGATCTCCGAGGATGTGGCGGCGATCGTGCGCCAGCGGCGGCTGCTGGTCCCGAAGGGCAGCCCCTGGCTGTTCCCCGGCGATGTACCGGGCCAGCCCGTGAAGGAAATCCGGCGCTTCTGGATCCGGATCCAGAAGGAGGCGCAGATCGAGGGCGTCCGCATCCACGACCTGCGCCACACCTTCGCCTCGCTTCTGGTCAGCGGCGGCGCCTCGCTCGAGATGATCGGCAAGCTTCTCGGGCACACCCAGATGCAGACGACCCAGCGCTACGCCCATCTGATGGAAGGCCCGCTCCGCGCGGGCGTCGATGCGGTGGCCAGCGTGTTCCGGCCCAGACCAACGCTGGTCCATGATCGCGATGAGCATGGGGATCGTGACAGCGACCGGAAGTCCGCGTGACGGGCGCCGCCTGCGTCCGTGCCGTCAGGCGCTCTGGCGGAGCTGCGACAGCGTCTTCCAGACCGCGCTGATGCGGCGCCGGATCGACCGCTCGTCCGGGAACTGGCCGTCGTCCGACTGCTCGGCGAACCAGGCCTGCATGTCCGCGATCAGTTCCGACTGGGTGGCAGGCAGGCCCTTCTCGTGGACCCTCACGATCAGCGCGCTCGTCATGCCGTCCCAGTCATAGGGCGAGGTCGAGCCCGCACCGCCCGCGATCCGCCGCATCAGTTCGTGGTCGTCCTCGAATTTCTGGACCTGCTGGCCGGTGATCAGCAGATCCGCGATCGAGACCTCGACACCCGCCGCAGGGTCGGTGATCAGCGACCAGTCGGTCGCGCCGTTGGCCCGGACGCGACGGACGAACGCCGACTGGGGTCCGGTCCCGCAGCGGCGGAACATTGGAAGGATGTCGAAGGCCGAGACGACGACCTCGCCAGCGATCAGATCACTACCGCATATAACAGGTGGAACGCCGGTGACGATGTCCAGGCGGCCCTTCGACGACCACCCGGCGATATCGGCGATGCTGCAGCCCCAGCGCGCGGCGACTTCATGAATTGTGTAGTATTCCCTTTGCGGTAACCTCATGTTTCCTCCCCAATTTTAACCCCTAACAAGACACGCCAAATCCGGCGCGCGGCACGGCGCGGTTACTGATCTCGGACGCGTGCGTCGGCCCAGAGCGACTCGCTTTCTGGTTTAGCGTCAGTTTGTCGGAGAGCGGGCTTTAGAACAAGACGTGAACACCGGTCTTGATGGTGTTCTGAAGCATCCGTTATCGGTTCGTGTGGCACGGGGCGGACGGCGACTGTCCGCCGAGTTACCACTGCCGCGCTTTGTCGAGGCAGCTGGTGAGGGGTTGTCCGTGATGTACATCATAGGAGAAGGCGGGCACAAAATGTTGTGCCAGCACGGAGTGTGGGCATAGCAGGATCGCCAATGGCGAATTTTGATCTTGTATTGGCGAACCAATGAGGCTATCCAGCGAGCAATGCTCAGGTGAGAGATAGCTGCCATAGGCTGATCGGTTCGCCGATCGAGGAGGCTTCGGCCTCTACCCACTTCGGGGCGTGGCGACCGCATCCGCGCGATGTGATCCGCGATGACGACCCGACGACTCAAGTCCGCAGCTCGCGTTGCGGCACGGGGACGCCTAGGAGATAGCCTCTGCCCTGATTGCCTCTTGGGAAGGCGGCACACTCGTCGGGATGGTCTCGGCGAGGAAGCCCAGGAGGTTGCGACATGGGACATGAACCCGTGAAGCCCCTGAGCACCGGGCAGTGGATCCGTCGCTGGATTCGGCGTGTTCTTCGGAAACGTCGGACCCTGATGGTCGCGTTCTGGATGGTGAAAACCATCGTGTATCTGGCGCGACTGATCTTCCGAGACGGCTCCTAGGTGTTCAACTGCAGAGGATGGGAGAACAATGCTGAATGAAGCTCTTCGCCTCGTGCGGGTCTACCATGACCTGACACAGGCTGACGTGGCCGAACGCGTCGGGCTTTCAAAATCCTATGTTTCGGAAATCGAGAGCGGTGAGAAGAAGGTCTCGCTGGCGGTTCTCGAAAAGTACTCGGCTGCCTTTGACATACCGATGTCGTCGCTCATGCTCTTTGCGGAGCGCGTGGATGAGGCCGGAAAGGCTGACGCCATTCGGGTTTACGTCGCTGACAAGACGCTGAAGATGCTGGATTGGGCTGCTACGATTTCCGAGTTCAGGGGCGCGAGCCGGTGAGCTACCAGCGCAACCAGTCCATTCTGTACAAGATCACTAGCCCCCAGATGCTGGCAGGTCGTCTGAGACTTTCCCGGGCGGAACTGGATGCGCTTCTTGCCGATGCCGATCCCTACAAGCGCTGGGTCGATAGGAAGTCCGGGCGCTCCATCCAGGAGCCGAGGCCGAGGCTTGCGCGGGTGCATCGCAGGATCGCAGCGCTATTGGCCAGGATCGACACGCCGCCCTACCTGCACTCGGCCAAAAAGGGGCGATCCTACATCTCCAATGCTGCAGCACATTCCGTCGATGACGGGTGCGTCAAGATCGATGTCCGCAGGTTCTACCCGTCAGCGCGGGCTCAGGAAGTCTATCACTTCTTCCTTGACCGGATGGCATGCGATGGTGATGTCGCCGGAATGCTCGCGAAACTGCTGACCGTGGACGGGCATCTGCCGACAGGGAGCAGCGCCAGCCCTATCGTTTCGTTCTTCGCCTACGAAGACCTGTTTGATGAACTTGCGGTCTTGGCCGAAGTATCTGGCTGCACGATGACCGTTTATGTAGACGACATTGTCTTCACGGGCGCAGGGGCGACGCGGCGCCTCCTTTTCGAAGCCAGGAGGGCCATCGGCAAATGGCACCTTCATGGGCACAAGACCAAGCTCTTTCGGCCCGGTCAGCCGCGGATCGTCACCGGGGTTGCGCTCACCAACAACGGGCTTCGGTTGCCGAACCGGCGCCAGGTCCGTATTGCTGAGGACCAGAAGCTGTTCGATGACTTGCCGCTTGGCCGCGAGAAGCTCACGGTGGCAAGGCGGCTCACCGGACGTCTCTTCGAAGCCAGCCAAATCGATGCAGGGTGGCGAGTGCGCGCTGAGGCAATGGCTGCCCAGCGCGATGATATCCAACGAAAGATCGGTCGTTAGGCCGGCGTGAACTGGGCTGGTTATGGCTGAACGCAATGACATTTCCAGCCTTCTGGCCTTCATTGGGCGGGAAGGCGACTGGCGCGAACGACTGCAGGATGTGGTCGCAGAACATCTGATGCCCGCTCTCGAGGAATTCGAGATCGACCATGACGACTTGGCCGACCTGCTGGGTGAGCAATGGTCAGGCGTGCTCTGGGGCTGCGGGTTCGAGGATTTCCTCGGGCAGCGGTATGACGACGGGAACATCGTCGACCTCTACCTGAAGCGGCGCGGCTGGAAGGAAACGGCGCTGAACCGTGCCTACTTCGCCGCGCTGCGGGATGCGCCGGTCAGCCTGTACGAGGTCAGCGAGGTCCAGCCCGGCGTCTCGATGGTCCTGCGCGATCTGCTGTCGGAGGTCCCGCCGGTCACGGTGCGGGAGAAATCCGCCACCCGCACGCTGAAGCAGTGGGACAGGATCGCCGTGCGTGTGGTGCCCGAACGTGATCATCATGTCATCTCCGGGGCGCTGTTGCCCTTCCGCGCCGAGGCTGTAGACTTCCTGTTCGCCGGGCTTCGCGATGCCCTGAAACTGAACAAGCGCGATGCGCTGAGGCTCTCCCGCGACCAGCTGATGGGCTGCGCGCCAATCTTCACCTCCGCCTGGCTGTTCATCGAGATCGACCGTGCCCTCACCCCGGCGCAGCCGCAGTTCACCAATTCGGACGGCGACGATGTGCTGTTCCACGATCTGCGGTTCCCGCTTGCCAGCGGAGTGACACAGAATGCGATTGCCGAGCGGCTGGACCAGGTGAAGGACTTCCTGCCCGAGGGGCCGAAGTTCTGGAACTGGCTGGCCGCGCGTAAGGGGCGCGGCGGCAAGGGAAGCGGCGGCATCATGCTGGACACTGAGATGGAGGGAGCCACCGTTCTGGGCACGCTGGAACTGAAGGGCAAGACGCTGCTCGTGACCGTCAACTCGGCCGGGCGCGCGGCAAAGGTCGAGGCGTTGATCAGCGCGGCTGCCGGCGATCTGCTGAGGCCACCGTTGACCACGATCCGGACGGTTGAGCAGATGCGGGCCGAGCAACGGCGAGACGGGCCACGCGAGACCGCAGACGAAATCCCTCCTGAAATCGCTCGCCAGCTCATGCGGGATCACCTGGACAGGCATTACCGGGAAACCCTGGACGCGCCGATCCCGGCACTGGGTGACAAGTCGCCGCGGCAGGCCGTGCGCACGTCCGGAGGGCGTGAAAAGGTGATCGACTGGCTTAACTACCTCGAAAACCGGAGCGCCGGGCATGGCGAGGGTCCGATTGCGGAGTATGATTTCTCCTGGATGTGGGCCGAGCTCGGGCTGGAGAGCTACCGGAGGTGATCTCTCGATGCTGGACGAGCGATGATAAGGGAGCAGAAGCGGTGCCGGGCTACATCAACACCACATCAACCCGCGAATGCACGTTTCGCCCTGGTTTTGCAGGCGAATCCGTGCGAGTGCTGATGTATGTGGGGAGGAAAATCGAGCCGGAACAAAGGCTTGCGGCGTAAGCAATTGGTTTTTCTAAGTTATTGGAATCGCTCGGCTTTGGGCTCATAACCTGAAGGTCATAGGTTCAAATCCTATCCCCGCAACCAAATCTTCCCACACAGTTCCGCACTCGAAAACGCCGCCTCCTGGGGCGGCGTGCGCGTTCGAGGACGAGCGTCTCTCCCCG